AGAGATTGCGATTGCGGCCTGTTGTGCAGGAGATACTGCTTCTATTTTATATTTTTTACCATAATTGGTCATGAGTTTTTTTAATGTTTTTAAATCTCTTTTGTCATATGCATTTCCCAAATCAACAAAAAGTTTAGAATCAATTTGTCCTTTTGGTTTAACAATCATAGCAATTTTTTCTTGTTCTGATTGACCCAATCTAGGAAATCTTTCTTTAACTCTTCTAAGCATTGCTTGTTGTTTAGGTGATACTGCTTCTTTTTGCAATAACATTTTGGTATTAAGAGTTCCAATCATCTTAAGGATTGAGTCTCTTGCATCTAAAACTTTTTTGTAATCTTTGTTATGAATTGTATTCTTGAGTTCTTTATCACCCATGTTTGCAATCTTCTGATAAGATTTTAAGACACTCTGCATGTCTTTAGAAACCTTTTTCATTGCATCGACTTCTTGTTTCTTGACTTCATCCAACATACTGTCATCTGGATGTACAACATGTGCAAGGTCTTTATCGTGGTTTAAACCACCTTTCTTTTTCTTTACTATAAATGCGTTTACTCTTGCGTGTCCCCACTGTTGTGGAGTCGTACCTGGCCTATGACCTGTTTTCCATGCAGCCATTCCACGATTATAAACTTTTCTTAATGTGTCTACTGAGATACCAGACTTCTTAGCTTTGTCTGCTAATGCACCTTCTTCTAGTTCACTACTTTCCATCATCTTCATGAGAGGTTTGTCTTTTTGGATAGCTTTCATTAAGTTATCAATATCGTCATGTTTACCATCGAAGTTTATATTATTATCATCTACAAACTTACCTTTTGAATGTGTACCAAATGTTACTTTAACTTTTGGATGTCTTTTTGATAGTTTTGTTAAGGCATACCTAACTTTTTTCACATTTTGTTTTGGTACAGAAAAAACAGTTTTAGTCTCTTCAAGATAGTCTATCCACTCATTAATTTCTTCATCACGAACATCTTCGATGAGAGAGTCTATTAACTCCTCATTTAAGACATCTTCATTAACCTTTGCGTACATTGACCTGTATGCATCAGCTACAGATGCAGTTGTTTTAACATCTCTATAATGGTTTGACATGTTTACTTTCCAGTTTTTTTGTTTGTGTATATCAATGATTTTTCTTTGACATATCCAAGTCTTCGAAGTGTTTCTTTAAAAGATTTACTTCTTGCATCATATTTACCTTCTGATGCATCTTCTTTTTTGTCGATTGCTTTTGATATTGCTTTTCTTTTCTTGTGCAAGAATTTATCAGATGAATCAACATCACCATCATTATCGATGTCCTTGTCTTTTCTGTTTTTAAACTTCTTCTTAACAGCTTTAGGTTGTACTTTGTCTAACCCATCACCATCATCTGATTTGTCATTACTATTGTCTTCTGTATTGCAATGACTTGCTTTTAGGTCTTTTTTGAGTTTCTTCTTTCCATCCTCAGAACCCATATCAACAGTTGCTTCACCAACTGTACAAGGGTATTCTTTACCAGCAAACATGAAGGTTTTTTTACCATCAGCTTTTGCTTTACGAGCAGCCATGACGAATTGTTTTTTATCATCATTTACTGCTTTTCTAAGTTCTTGTAATTCTTTAGTGAACGATTCTGCAACTTCTGGTTTTTCCTGTGTAGGGTAACCCATTAATTCTGCTTGTTGTTCAAAACGAGATTTAGGTGTTTGTCCAGAATTGAGGACATCTGAAACCGCGTCAGCAACCGATTTAGTTACTTTATCAGTTCCACTGTTGAATTTCATTCTATCTTGTATATCTGACATTGTGGTCTCCTGTTTAATCTTTCCTATAGTATTTATATATATCAGTAATTCTACTGCTTATCTTTTTGATTTTGTTTCTGTCTGAAGCTTGCAAGTCTTTCAACTTCTGCTTTTTTCACTTTTGGCATTAATCTTTTAGCAAGTTTTGCTATTGCACCTTTCTTTTTATCAAGTTTTTTACCAATTGCAATTCTAGCTCCAATTGCTAACTCACCAGAAGACTTACCACCAGACATCTTTTTGAATAAAATTGACCTTGCTTGTTTTTGTGCTTTGGTTTTCAAAGCTCTTGGGTCTTTCATTCTTTTCTTTTTACGAGCTTTAGTTCTTGCAATTTTCTTTGCAAGTCTTTTCATTCTCATACCAATCTTTCTTCTTTGTGACATGTTAAGTACTTCAAGTTGTAGTTGTCTAGTTAACTCACTTGTAAACCTACCCTCTGCAACCTTATGAAGTTTCTTTGCCATATTCATTGCTGTTCCATGCATGACTTCATCTGCTTTTTCACCATACTCTTTTTCAAAGTAATCTCTTTTTTTCTTAAGGTCTTTATAAATCTTTTCTTTTGTTGCAAGGACTTCTTTAGATTCTTCGGTCTGAACATTCTTTTGTCTAGTGATTCTCATTCTATCCCTGTCTTTTTCTTTATCGTGTTTATCTTTAAGTTGTTCTCTTTCTCTTTTTTGTTTAACACCCAATGCATCTGTTACTCTATCTTCTTCTAATCTTTTTTCCATCTCTGCTGGATGTTCATATGCAGCTGCAAGTGCAACATTTTTCATGGGTTTCATGGTCAATGCAGTTTTCCATGCATTTGCCATTTTATTTGTAGGAAAGGATTTTACAAAAGATTTAAGTCTAGGAAACACTTTAGTTGTATTTTTTTCTAAATCTTTTACATCACCATCATTGTCGATAATGAAAAAATTTGCACGACCAAATGTATTTTGTAGTTTACCCATGTTTGAACGAACTTTTGCATGGTTGTCTTTTACTATCTTGTCTGGTATACTTCTTTCTCTTTGTCTATTTCTATCTAATGCAGTTTCTAAAGAAGTATTTACAAATACCATTGCAGTTTCGTAACCAAGTTGTTCTAGTAGTTTTTTTTGTACGATTAGTTTTTTGGTATCTCTTGCAGTTGAATCTATCACTAAACCCATACGACCTTTGACTAACATGTCTTGTCGTTTTGCAGTCATAGCTTTTGCATGAACTCTGATTGCATCTCTTTGTTCTTCTTCATCTTCTGGCATCTTAAGTGAAAGACCTGCTTTCTTAAGACCTTGTTCAAAAGATGTGTCTGAGTTTACTGGTCGTAAACCCATAGACTGAAAACCTAATTTTTTTGCCGCAAGGGATTTACCACTGCCAGGCCCACCTGCCATAAAGACAGCTTTAAAAATGCCTGGGTCATTAATTCCCTCGTTAAGTGATGCGTATGTCTCTTCCAATGTCATTTCTTATGTACTCTGGTATATGATGAAACTCTTCTGCGAGTCCCATTCCTTTTCTAATTGATTTATATAACTGTTTTCCTTGTCTAAAAGTTCTTGGTAATGCAGAAATAAATCCTTTCTCATCACCATCGAAAGCCATTGCTCTCATCTTAGATGCAGACATACCAGATATGTCATCTGCATCTGGGTCTCTTTCACCTGCTGATACCAATTCGATATCATTAAAGTTGTAGAAACCATGTCTACCTTTCACACCATTGTACTTTGTGAGTAGACTTTGAAATTCTCGTAATCTATCTGAACCAGCAACCATCTTTACACTTCTGTATCCTTGGTTATATAAATCAACAACTACATCAAATACTGTTCTAGAATTAGATGTAGAAACTGTTACTTTTGCTGGTCTGAACAAGAGTTTCATGAACTTTGTTTTGGTTCTATAATCCAATGGATTTTTCTTTGGGTCTTGACTATGACTTGTATAGATAAACCCATCATCTGAACCTGCGACCTGTTTTACTTTCATTGCAAGTTTGAGATGTCCAGCAGTTGGTGGATTGAACCTACCAAATGCAAAGACAGCTGCCTTAGATTTCACCTCAACTATGTCTTTGAAAGATTTCATATAGGTATTTATGTATTTTGGAATTTCTGTTGATTGTTTTTAAGACACTCATACTCAATATCAACAAGTTCTCGACATCTTTCCCACCAGTCTTTAAGGTCTTCGTCTTCTTGTAAATCACTCATGACATGTTGTCTTATATGTGGTGTAATGTTAATATGTGTATGAGCATGCATATCATGTTTGTTATTGACATGAAATTTTTCTACTGCATCTTGAGAGATAAATCCTAAATTTACTAAACTATCAATTACACCTGTACTTTTTTGTAAAGACCCATTGTCTACACCCATATGACCATTACCTTCACCTGTGTAGTCTACTTCATGTTTGTAGTGTATAAATTTATCATATAAGTCATACATTGATTTACCTTTCCATAAAGGTCTTCCCAGAATAAAGGTATGATTTGTTTGTGGGCCATCTAGACCACCTATTGTAAGATACTCTGGTTCTGTAAAAAATAGTAATCTTTTACATGCATTATATAAAAGTTCCCACCCCTTTTCTGTATTTGCAATCGTATCATACTTCCAAGGATTTAAAAGACCATTATCCATTTCTGTAATTAGACCAGACATAAACCTTTCCCAAGGGTCTCTAACTAATAAGTATGTTGTATAGTCTTTGAATGGTTCTAAGGTTTGGAAAGGTGGAGAAAAAGTACTTTCTCTGGTGAAGATTTTTTCGTGGTTATCTGTAAATTCTTGAGGCCAAGTGATAGAATTTTCTTTACCGAATAATTCTTCAATTTGTTTTTTATCCCTATTCCAGACAAGTTGTGCAGAGTAGTTATATTGATGATTTTTTGATTTTATATCTGAATCTACAGCTTCTTCATCTCTAACAGTATTAATTCTATGTGTATCTGAAAGTAAATCATTATAAAGTATTTCTAAATCTTCTTTACTCATCCAATTTTTAGGATATCTATCTTCGTCTTCAATCCATATCCAATCATCACCCTCTACCTCGTTCATGTAATTTAGATAAAAACGAATAGAAGAATGTCCTACTTTACGAGGACATGTAAGTATAACTTTTCTTTTTTTTGAAATGAAAGTAGGGTGACATCGTTCCCAAACAGTATTACCTTCCCACTCTAAAACATTTTGACTTAATTCAAATGGTTCACCAGATGAATCTTCAACCATGTATCTATCATTTTCAAAATGAAAGGTAGTTTTTCCGAAGGTCTTCAAAGACTTTGACATAATATATCTCCATAATTTATTTATCCCAGTTTTTCTGGACTGTAAAGTTATTTAGTGAGAATTCCATTCGGTCTACTAACTTTACTGCACCACCTAAGTTATCGTCTATTGCAACGAAACCTTCTGGTGCAACCACATCAAAACCATTGTCTTTCTTGACGAATAGACTGGTTAATTGTTTTGCTTTGTTTAATTTATATAGTATCTTAGTTTTACCATAATTTATCAGTGCTTGAAACTCTACCAACTTTACAAGTATTGGTAAAGACTTTCTTATTTCAGATAAAAACATATTCATGTTTTTTTGTTTTGCTTCTTTACCTCTTGGTGATTTCAATTTATCTATTTCTTTTTGTAATCTTTCTTCTGCAAATTTGAAGTATCCATCTGCATGTTTCTTGTAGTTTAGTTTGAGTAAGTTATCTTGAGCTCTAACTCTACTGTTATGATATGTTTTATAAGTTGCACCAGCAATCATACTCTCTTGCATTTTAAGAAACTTATTAAGTTGAGGTGCAGATATTGATTGAAAAACTTTACCTGCTCTGGACATTAATCTGGTTATCTCTGCACTATCTTTCATAGTAAATGTTGCAGTTCCAGATACATCATTGTAGGATGCATCATCCATCCATACTTTAGATGATTTTTTTAGTTTAGAAATGTCTGCACCGAATGATGCTTTCATAGTTGATAATGTATCACCCTTGTAAGTTGTATGCCATACAACACCTACATTTGCTTTTCTCATAGTAGATGCAAGTTTAGATGTAGAAGGTATTGCATACATGATTGTATTTGGTTGGAATGTCACATATGACTCACCATTAATCTTTTTGTTTTCTAGGTCTCCTTTAGTAAACATTAAGTCACCTTGTAATATTCCTTTGATATCTAATCCTTTAAAATTATCTAAACACATGTGAAATTTATCTGCAAGGTCTCCAGATAACTTTTCATCTATCTCTTTATGTGTCCTGTAGAATTCGTGTTTCTTTGCAACTATAAATTCACCTGTCTCTGGATGTTCACCGACAAATACTGCTGGAGCTCCATCCCACTTTACAGTGACATTCTTTACACCTTTACTACCAGATGATAACATCTTAGACAATGATAGTAGGAACAGAATAGATTGTCTTGCACCATCTACTCCTGTGTTAAAAATTTCGTCTTCGATATGTTCTAAATGTAAATTTGCTTTTGCCATATTATTGTGTAAAGAGTTCTGGCCCCTTTCCTGTTAATCCTACATTATTTGGTTCTATACCAAAGAATTTAAATAATCCATTCAACATGTTTGCACCTAAAGTTTTTATAAAATCAAATGCTTTTGTTACTTTTTCTTTTATCCAATTCCACATCTGTGAAAACTTATTTCTAACTTTTTTATCTACACTATTCATACCTTTTTTAATTTTATCTAATAATGCAAACTCATCTAGTTGTTCTATTGTGTTTTCGTGCAACATTTTCCTTCCATATTCATTCATTGTAAGTGATTCATCCATAATTCCTTTGAAAGTTAAATGAGTTCCTTCTTCTACAGATTCACCCATGTTCAAAATCTTTTTAGTAAAGTTCAAAACTTTATCTGGAGTATCTACAATATTACCACGAAGTGCCATATAAGGTGATGAACCACCAGATGATTTAAACGATGCATAGAATTTGTAAAGGTTAGTTAGTTTTTGAACATCTGCATCATTGACTGATTTAAGAGAATAGTCACCAGTAATTTTACCTTTATCTGGGTCAAACTCAATCATAACATTTGCACGAGAAAGAGATTTATCTCCAAATTTTACTTGTCCTGTTGCAGCTTCAAACACAAAGTGTTTTTTAAATGTAGGATTCTTTTGAAAAATATCTACCATTTGTTTTGTTAATACTGCACCATTTTTTCTGACTGTTTTTAGTTCATCTTGAAATGGTTTTAGTTTTTTCATTGCTTGTGGATTACCTTTTGATTTTTCTAAGTCTTTTTCTAGAGCATCAACACTACCTTTGTATCCAGAACCAGATAAATCTAAAGTATTTTTTTTCATAAAATCTACTATGTTTTCTGCTTCTCTTGGTGAATCTTTACCCATTGTCATTGATGCAGCTTTGAAGGTTGCAATACCTTCTTCTTTCTTTGCACTCATTACCTGTGAACCACCTATCTTTTTAAGTGATACATATTTCTTACCAGATTTTAAATCAGTTTTTGGTGTTGCATTTTTTCCACCCCACTTTTTCCATTCTTTGGATACTGTTCCACCACCTTTTCCACTACCTGTTTGTTCTAGTTTGTTTAATCCCTTTGCATTAAATGATTTTGCAAGTTTTAATGATGCATTTCTATTGAAGTCATCATCCCAATATCCTTTCTTTTTGATTCTGTTCCACTCATCTGTTCCATCAAAGTCTTCACCATCTTCTTCCTTCTGACCAAGTACAATCATTGCTTCCCAGTCTTCACCAGTTGGG